GCTTTCCTGTCATGCTATGTTCCCGTGTCAGCTTTCGCCTTTCGGTTAGACAGGTTGACTTTCCCGTGATTATGGGGAGTAGATACCAATTATTCTACTATCGAAAATGTCCTATCTGGACGCGCATCGTGGATCATGAGAAGTGCGGTCGGAGACATCTGCACGGTATTGCCAGCCATTGCGATCACACTCGCAGCCGATGCCGCGATGCTTGCAATCCTGACAGTGACATTGTGCGGATAATCACGGATCATTGTGTAAATCTCGGCTGCGGCGAACACATTGCCGCCCGGCGAGTTGATCCAGAGCGTGAGGTCGCCGTCCTCGGCATACAGCTCATCTCTGAAATCCTGCGGCGTGATCTCATCACCCCAGAAGGACTCTGAATCGATAGGTCCTTCAAGGCGGAGAACTCTGCCGCCGCTGTCATCGTGGATATAGTTCCAGAATTTCGGCATTTACATCCCTCCGTTTCGTACTCGTTTCCTGCGTTTTCTCCGCAGGAATCTGTCATCGGTTTCTTCATCCGGATTTTCGTCCGGCTCATCTTGTTCCTCGGTTTCCGGCTGTTCGTCTGCCTGCGGTACATTATCCGCATACGCTGCGCCTGCATCCTGCAGCTTATTGTAACTGCCGTTGAGGTAGTAATCGTCACCGCCAAGCTCTGCCGGAATGAGATCCATATTTTCAAGCCTGCGTACATCATTCGGACTCATAAAGCCGTTGCCGACACCGATTGCATAGGCGTTCATGCGGCTCTGATAATCGCCGCGCATCAGACCGTCCACATTGAATTTTGGGAAGTAAGTGTCCTGTTCTTCTTCCAGCAAAAAGGTCTTTGATGATGCCTTTTTCAATGCGGATGATCCACGGCATGAGGCTGTATTGCACGAAAGCGATGCCCTGATGTTCGATGTTGTTAAAAGTAGACCGCTTCAAATCCTGCACCAGATGGGGCGGTACCTGAAACATACGGCAGATTTCCTCCACATCAAATTCTCTCGTGGAAAGGAACTGTGAATCCTCCGGCGGTAAGCTGATTGGTTTATACTGCATTCCTTCTTCGAGGACTGCGATACGATGTGCATTGCGTGCGCCGCCATATGCCCGTGTCCAGTTGTCACGGATTTTCTGCGGGTCTTTCAGCACGCCCGGATGCTCCAGAACTCCGGCAGGCTGCGCTCCGTTTTTGAAGAAGGCACTGCCGTATCGCTCCACAGCCATTGCCGCGCCGAGCGCATTTTTCATCATCGCTATGGGAGAAAATCCCACCAGACCGTTGAATCCCAGACCGGGAATGTGCAGTATTTCGTCACGCTGAAAGATGATGTCCTTGTCATGCTCTCCCGGCTTTTCATCGGTGTATGCATGATAAGTGTAGATCAGGTCACCGCTTTTCGGGTCACGGTCGATCTCGACATTCTCCGGCAGCAGCGGATACAGACCGACGATTCCGTTTTTGCCGTCACGAACGATCTGTGCGTAGGCGTTGCCCCACAAGAGCAGATGACACATCAGTGCCTCCCAGAATGAAAATGAACTCATTTCTGGATTCGGCTGCCGGTAGAGTATTTTATACAGCGGATGATCGGTCGCACGTTCCTTATCCTCGCCGTCACCTGTATATCTGTACAGATGCAGCGGAAGTCCTGCAATCGTATTTGAAAGCAAGCGGACACACGCATAAACTGTCACAATCTGCATTGCCGTGCGTTCATCCACACGCTCACCGCTGTGTGTCATACCGAAAACAAACAGATTACCTGAATCACGGACATTGTCCTGAATGTTCGGCAGTTTCGGTGCATCTCTCGGCTTATTGAAGCCGAATAAGCTCAAAAAGCCCATACACATCCCTCCTAAATTACAATCAGCTCATGATCGGGTTCATCGTAGACACTGCCTTCCAGCTCATGGCGGATACATCTGTCAAGTGCCATGATCCATGCGACAATGCCGTCGATTTTCTCCGTACTTTTCTTTTTGCTTGGCTTTATATTCTCAGCCGCGTCAATTTCAGCGACCACATTGCCTGCCATCCAGCGGAGAACCGGGTTGCCGCCGTGAATGAACATTCCGCCGAGCAGCAGCTTATACAGCTCTTTCATTGGCGGGGACATATCCTTGAAGCCCATGCCCATCGGGACAACGGTAAATCCGTCACCCTGCAGGTCGGTGATAAGCTGTGTGGCGTTCCAGCGGTCGGCGGCAATCTCCTTGATGTTGTAAATTTCATGCAGCTCGTTTATCGTTTTCCGCACGAAGTTGTAGTCCACCACATTGCCCTCAGTGATGTGAAAAAGTCCCATGTGCTCCCAGACATCGTAGGGAACATGGTCTCGCCGCACACGCAGGTCAAGCGTTTCTCTCGGCAGCCAGAAATGCGGCAGAACGATGTATTTATCGCCGTCATACAGCGGCGGGAATACCAGAACAAATGCCGTGATATCCGATGTGCTGGAAAGGTCCAGCCCTGCATAACATTCACGACCTCTGAGTTTTTCAAGGTCAATCGGAAGATTGCCCCTGTCGTAGATATGCTCCGGCACCCAAGCGACCGCACTGCCGACCCACTGGTCGAGTCTGAGCTGACGGAATACATTTTCTTCCGCTGGATTTGTAAGTGCTTCACGGTGGGCATCCCGCACACGGTCAATGGTGATCGTGTATCCGAGGGACGGATTCGCTTTGTACCACGATTCTTCGGAATTCCAGTCGTCGCCGTCATCCAGACCGTAAATGACCGGATAGAAGGACGGATCGATGCGCCGTCCTTCGAGGATGTCTTTTGCTTTGGTGTGGTATTCGTAACAGATGCTGTTGCGGTCAGTGCCGGCTGTAGTGATAAGAAAGTACAGCGGCTGAGTACGGGCATCACCGGAGCCTTTTGTGAGAACGTCCACAAGGTTGCGGTTGGGCTGAACATGAAGCTCGTCCAGAACCAGACCGGATACATTCAGACCGTGCTTTGTTCCGACTTCTGCGGAAAGCACCTGATAGAAGCCGACATTGCTGTAATTTACCAGACGCTTTGTAGCCGCCATGATCTTGGAGCGTTTCAGCAGTGCAGGTGTCATTTCCACCATTCGTTTTGCAACATCAAATACAATAGATGCCTGCTGACGTTCTGCTGCTGCGCCGTAGACCTCGGCAGACGGCTCGTTATCAGCATACAGCAGATACAGTGCAATCGCTGCCGCAAGCTCACTTTTCCCGTTCTTTTTTGGAATCTCGACATAGGCGGTACGGAACTGCCGTGTATCGTCCTCTTTGACGATGCCGAAAATGTCACGGATGATCTGCTCCTGCCACGGAAGCAACCAGAACGGTTTGCCCGCCCAGCGTCCTTTGGTATGGCAGAGGTTTTCGATAAAGCGCACAGCCCTGTCCGCTTTTGCCGCATCGTAGTGCGATTCCGGCAGCATGAAGCGTGTGGGTTTATAGTCCTTCAGCTTCGGGTAGTTTGCCGGTCTTTCTCTTGCTTTTGCTGTTCTTGCCATTAGTTTCCTCCGAGCAATGCGTCCATATCATCAACGGCAGCGTCCTTCATATCCGCGCCTGCGGTGATCCTGCTTCTTGCGGCAGGAGTCAGTCCGAACTGCTCTGCGATCTTATTCATGATCTTCAGATAGGTCTGTGCGATGGACACCTGCGGGACGGTCTGCCAGTAACCTGATTTTGTTTTCACGATCGTGCCGTGCTGCGTCATAAATTCTTCGGCTTCCTTCCATCGGGCGTATGCCTGACAGTAGGATGCGAACGCTGCCTGATCGACCTCGGTCAGCACGCCGATCTGTTCAAGCTGCTTGGAAAGCCTGCGCCATTCCTTTTTCGCTTCGGGTTCCAGCCACTTCGGACACGGAGGTGCTTTGCGCTCCGGCTTCGGCTCATCTGCATTCAGTGGACGCTTGCCGGGATTGCCTTCCAGTTCCTTAATTGCAGTCGGCTTTGGCTTTCTGCCTCTCTGAGCCATCCGCATCACTCCTTCCTTGAAAAATGGGATAAAGAAAAGAGCCTACGAATTCGTAAGCTCTCATCTATGTATTTTGTTCCGCTTATTTCAGCACATCGTTCATGACCCTTGCACCGTCCCGGAATCCTTCGGTGTAATTCTGCTCCATTTCGATTGAGGAAAGCTGTGCCTGTAACTCATAAACCTCCTGCAGCACTGCATTATCTTCCTCTGACAGCCGCTTCTCCAACTCATCCCGCAGTCGGCTGCACTCATTCAGCAGGTCGTGATAGTCCTTGTTCTCCTGACCGATAATGTGTGTCGGTCCCAACCGCCTACGGTATATGTCACTGATCGCTCCCATTCGTTTCACCTCATTTGCCGCAGGACTTTGGGCGGCTTTGGCTGCCGCCCTCTGCCCGCTTTTTTCAGTTGAACTTGTCAAGGAGCATCTGAAGCACCGCCTTGGTGTCCTTATCTGCAGGTCTGATGTCAAGACCACGATCATAATTAAAAACCGTTCTGCCGTCCCGCTCGATCCAGATTTTTGATGCCTTGCCCTCTTTGTATCCAAAAGGGCTTGGTTCTTCGTAGTGCTTTACGCTGTAGCGGTATGCCTTTCCGTTGTAGGTGATCCTGTTCTGAGTCCACATGGTGTTTTTCTCCGCGTTTCGTAGTTTTCGGTGCGGTTTCCCGTTCCGTTGTGACCATATTACCATAGGTTCCGAGATATATCAAGCGGCTAAACTACCAGAATGTGCAAGGCGATTTTTCACCGTTTGTTGTGTATATTATGGGAGCAGTCCCGAAGAACTGCTCCGCTTTTCTGACTTAGTCGTTCAGGTGGTCGAAGCACCACTTGATTGCATCGCCGTTGTCATCGAAGGGCATCGGTGCAGTTGTTCTGAGGTTCAGGCGGCACTCCACATAGCTCAGTCCTGTTTCTTCCTCGGTTTCGATGAATTCGTACACCGCAGCTTCAAAGCCGCTTGTTGTCAGTGCCGCTGCAAAAACTCGCTCGCCGTACTTCAGCACCGCACCTTGTTCTGCGCAAACCTCACGCAGATGCTCCATATTGGTCATTGTTTCCCAGTTCATAGTATTGTTCCTCCAAGTTATGAATTTCGGCTGGGCGTTCGCCCTTCCGTTGTGTCACATATTACCATGATCTGAAAAACTTATCAAGCGGCTAAATGTACAGAACAAAAAGGACGCATTTTCGCAGGAATTGTTCATTATATGCTTTGCCGTAAAACCCGCCAGAACGCGCCGTGTGGGGCGGCATTCCGCATGGGCAAGTTATCCGCAGCAATGCTCAAAGCCCCCACACGAGCGAACGTGGCGCGAATCAGCGGAGTCTGATTCGTATCTCAGAATAATCGTAGCCGACCGCATCAAATATCTTTTCTTTCAGAACCCTTATAAGCGTATCTGTTGCAAAATGCCCCTCAAAGAAAATGCCGTCATCCACCATGATCGGGGCATCCATGTCATACCGAGTTGAAGAAAGGAGCTTTCTTTGGTTGCCATACACTTCATTACAGAGGAGCAGAAGTTCATCATGCTTTTGCTTGTTGCAGTCTGCCAAAAGTGCTTTGACTGCATTTCGCCATGTATTCACACAAGTGACATGACCATCTGAAAAAATCACTTCTTTTGGCTTTGTTGTTTTGAACACGCTTGCATCTGTTGAAAAGTATACAGGTGCGGTTTCAGCCGCATCGATGCCCTCCTCGCTCCGAAACCGATTGATAAGTTCATCGTAGTCGTGATCGATAAGGGCGTGCATTCTTTTCCTTGATGCTTCCGCATCGTTGATAAGCGTCTGGCGTAAATCTTCCATATGTATTCCTCCTGTTTAGTGCCGCCCTTCCGAAGAAGGGCGGGTTGTTAATGAGTGTTTCTGCCCAGCTCGTAGGCTCGTTCCAGCATTCGGCTGACCTCGCGCAGGCTGATGCCCGGAAAGTTATGCTCGGCGTTGGTTTCATCGTTAATGTCATCCTCATCGCCGTAGAGTGTCAGTCCGCCCACAAAGCGGATGCCGTAGGATTCTTCTTTGGCGATCTCCTCAAGCTGCTCTCTGATATCATCGTTCATGGTATGCGCTCCTTTGGTTTGATGCCGCCCTCCGAAGAAGGGCGGCTGTTGGTTTCAGATGTCGCCGTTTGCGCAGTAGTCTTCAAGGCCCTGTGCATCCACCTTGATGCCATCGCTTTCCCAGTCAAGTACCTGATCCTCAAGGTACTGCGGATCGTAGCCGTACTTCTTTGCGATGCGGTTCAGTTCCTTCTTTGAGATGTGTTTCATGTTCGTATCCTCCGTGTTTTGAATTTCGGTGGGCGTTCCGCCCTTCCGTTGTGTCACATATTACCATGATCTTCGCAGGAAAGCAAGCGGCTAAATGTACAGAACAAAAACGGCGAATCTTCACGGAAATTGTACATATCACGGCTTGATTTGAACCATGTTAATCATCCTCATCCGGTGGATAGCTCCAATCAAGTTTCTGACCGCAGTTGCATACCTTCAGATGTTCAAAGTCCTCATGATAGCCGTCCCTCAGCCATCTGCCGAGGGCTGCACCACAGCAGGGGCATTTGGAAATCGTCCAGTTCTCACGGATAACTCTTGTTGGTATCTGCTTTTTCAGGGCGGCAATCGCCGTTCTCAAAGCATCGGAATCGCTTTCAGCAAGCATTCCTTCAATTTCGGAAATCGCTTCTTCCGGTTTCATGATGTATTTTTCTCCTTTCGATGGGGCAGAGCCGAAGCCATGCCCCTTGTTTTTTTATAGCATTATGCGAATGCCCTCGACTTCGTAATTACCCATAACTCGGTATTCCGTGTCGTTTCGGGTAATGGTATCCAGTCCGTAAACGGTGCAGCCGAGCCGCCGCATCTGGTGCAGTGCTTCGATTAGTGCAGTGTTTTTTGCAGTGACCACAAAGGTGGCGATCTTGGCGATGCGGAGCGTAGAGAGGAAGTCCTCCATGTCGGATTCATTCGGAAGGTCGGTGACTTCGTATTCGCTGCTGTTGTGACGCTTGCTGTCGTTGTAATTCCAGAGGGCTTTTCGTGCGCCGAGGCTGTAGCCTGATTTCTGACCGCTGCTCTTGCGCTCGTAAATTTTGCTGTCCATCTGCTCAAAAGTGTAATTTGTATCCATGTACTTTTTCTCCTTTCGGCATTCGGCTGCCCGATGAAGGGCAGCCCTGCCATTTGTTTTACTCCACAATGTGGAGAACCACCAAGCCATCCGGTGTCGGGATGAAAATCTCAGGCTCCCAGTAAAGTGCCTTGTACTTTTCAATCTGCTCATCGGTCAGCCCCGTGAAATCCTCGAAGCCCAGTCCGCAGACGAAGAAGGTGCCTTTGATCGGGCCATACTTCTCGACTGTTCTGTTCCATTCCAGCCCCTCGATGAACAAGCCTTCCTCGTTGCAGACGACCGCCGCCTGATCCTCGAAGGGGTAAATCGCCTGAATGTATCCGCCGACCTCCTTCTGAAGGTTCTCAAGGGTGTGTTCGATATCCTTGACGTAGGGGTGCTTGCCGGGTTCGCATACCAGAATTTTCATGTAGATTCGCTCCTTTTGTTTGATTCCGCTTCACTTGCGGTAAGCACATATTACGCCATTTCAAGGGAAAAGTCCACGCCTTTTCGCAAAATAAATGTGACAAACATGAGCCGATAGAACAGGCAGAATTGTACATCGCACAGGACGCGCACAAACGCGACGTATGGGGCGGCTTTCCGCAGGGGCAAAGTTATCCGCTGCCGTCTTGGAAAACCGCACACGGCGCGATGTGGCGGCTTATTCCGCCCTCTGCCGCGCAAGCTCCGCCCTGAGCCTTGTCAGTTCGCAAAGCTGCTCGAAGGAGCGACCGTACTGCTCCATGTATGCGGCAATATCGTAGCCGCTGCCACACTGAAGCTCAAACTTATCGGTCACACCATTCTTGGTGACAGTGAATTTGGTCTTGCTGATGTACTGACGGTCAAGTGTGCCTGAAAATCCGTTCTTTTCAAACCACTCAATGGCGAATTCTTCTTCCTGTGAAAGCGTCCATTTTGCCTTGCTCAGATCAATCAATGTTCTCCCTCCGATCTCCGTATTCTTTCAGGTAAGCATTCACCCGGTCGCCATAGCCCATATCGACAAGCTCCTGCGGTTCAAAAACATCCAGAAGCGTTTCCATCACATCACGCTCCGTCCATGCTTCGCCTTCGGGCAGGTTGGCGATAATTGCGGTCAGCATTTCAAGCTGTGCGTATGTATCCATGTTCGTTTCCTCCTTGTTCCGGCTTATGCCCTTCCGTATTTCAGGAAGGACTGTGCCGGTGTGTTTTACTTGCTCCTGCGTCCTGCTTCGTAGGCATCCTTGAGGGCGGCTTCCAGTCCCCAGACCGAAACCTCGATGAAGTCCTCGCTGTCGCGGTGGTGGGGCTGAAGGTCTCCACGCTCCTGCACCGTGATCAGGTGCTTGGCGGCGATCTCGAAGAGCTTCTTGTCGATTCCGGTCAGCGGATGCTCGGCTCTGAAAATGTCCTGCTCGACCTTTGCAAGTGCGGTGGTGGTGTTTGCAAGTGCCTGCGCTCTGCTGATTCCGAAAAGCTCAAGGCAGTCTGCATCGGTCATTCCCTCAAGGGCTGTCTTGCTGTTCTGCAGCATCTTCAGCTTCTGGGCTGCGGCTTTCATTTCCTTCTTGGTCATGGTAGTTACCTCCGTGTTTTGTATTCGGCGGGCGTTCTGCCCTTCCGTTGTGTCACATATTACCATGATCTCTCCGGAATAGCAAGCGGCTAAATGTACAGAACAGAATCGGCGTATCTACGTCCTTTGTTGTACATTCTACACCACGCCGTGGCAGCCCCGAAGGGCTGATAATCAGCCCTCGTCCGGTGGAAGCCATGCTCCTTTTTCTTCATCGAAAAGGTAATAATAAGGCACTCTCCAGTAATCACTCATTAAGGAAGCAACGCTCTTGTGTGTCACCGCAGGCTGCAGCGGTTCTTTTCGGTCACGGTGGTAGGCTATCGTCACGCCATCTGCAGGCTTTTCATAGCTGTGCGGTTCGTCAGCATTCGGTGCAATGCGTTCGCCAAGGACGCTGATGTCTCCAAGGGCAAGCAGTGCCTTGACCTTTTCTGCGGTGTTGTAATGCTCGGTCAGGATCGGCATCTGGTAGTCGGGATAGCCGTTCCAATGGCAGTAAATCGTTTCCGTGGTTCCGTCCTTATGCAGGATGCCGATTCTTGAATTGGTACTCATGTTCATTTCCTCCATGTATTTTTGCGGTAAGCCCTTCCCGAAGGAAGGGCATCCGCTGTCTGCGTTCATGCTCTTTTCACATCAACCAGCCACTCGGCTTCCTTGTGAGCGATGCCCGTTGCCTTCTCGGTGATGCTGCTGTCCTCGTCGATGTAATGCAGCCCCTTGCCGACCTTGACGAATCGCGCATCCTCGTAGCCCTCGATGATGGTGCGGTACACATAACCGCTGCGGCTTTCGCCGTTGTAGCTCTTGCCGTCCCAGCCGTTGAAGGTAAAGGTGATGCGTTCGGCGGTCTTGCAGAAGAGGCTCTCGAAGTCCTCGCGGCTGATCGCCGTGTTTGCATCGGTCAGGTTCAGGTGTTCTCTCAGTGTCCAAGGTTTCATGGTAATTCCTCCGTTTTGGTGTATTCGGTGCGGTTTCCCGTTCCGTTGTGTAGCATATTACCATACCTTGCCGAGTATATCAAGCGGCTAAATGTACAGATCATGGGCGTATTTGTGCTGTTTCTTGTGTACATAACCCTTGGTAGTACAGCCCCCGAAGGGGCTGCTCACCGTTTCACCGATTATTCGCCGTCATCGAAGGGGTCGAATCCGAACATCTCAATATTCATTCTGCGCTGTTCCTTGCGGAATGCATCACCGTACTTTTTGAGGTGTTCCTCGTATCCTGCCGCATCCATTTCCCTGAGCAGATTTTCGGGGAATTCATAAAGGGGATACCGGCAGAATCCGCTGTACCCAAATACCGGCGAACCGAAACGCTCATAGGGCTTTGCACCGATGCTCTGCAGGAATTCTTCTGCTCCCGGATTGTTGTTGGTGTCGATGAATGCACAGTTCGGCGGCATCAGCGAGTTGTTACCGATTGAATTGCCGATGTTCACCGAAAGCGTCACTTCAAATTCGTCATCTTCCGCGGTGGCAATGACCGCCAGAACCATCGGGTCGGAAAGGTAATCCGCCACCTTCATGTACACCTTGTAACCGTTCATGTCATAGAATTTTGCCATTTTTGAATCCTCCAAAAGAATGTAATTCCGAGGTTTTCCCTTCGGTAGCGACATTATAACTCTACTCGTGCATAATAGCAAGCGGCTAAATGTACAGATCGGGCGTATCTGCGCCGTTTTCTGTACATATTATGCCATGCCCACAGGAGGCTCGCAAACGCGCCGTGTGAAGGGCTTCTGCCGAAGGGTAAGTTATCCGCTGCCGTCCGGAAAAGCCCCACACAGGCGAACGTGGCGCAAGTGTGCGGCGGTCAGCCGAGCTGTTTCAAGCACCATTCAACTGCATGACCGCCGTCCGGAAACGGATTCGTGGCTACAGTTATTAGCTTCATCCCGCACTCCCAGAAGACTGTATCATCTTTTTCCTCATGAGTAAATTTGTAAACTGCCGCCTCAAAGCCGTTATATGTATCAGCAATTGCTAAAACATAATCACCGTACTTTAGGGCTGCACCCGCGCCAATGCAATGAATGTCCCACAGTCCCTGCATTGTAGCACTTTCATCCCAAGGATACTTGCTCATATTCCACACTCCTTTTCCTGCTGCATCCATTCATCGCAGGTAAGTACTTCTTCGATCATGCGCTCCATGCTCTTGCCGTTGGGATTCAGTTCGGCAAACAAGCGGTGCGTGATTTTTTCGGCTTCCGCACGGTCGTAACCTTTGGCTTCGATCCGCTTCAGCACATACATAAAATTTGCGTAGGTCTTGTTTTGATTGCTCTCATTTTGATTCACCACACCTTATGCTCCGGTATTTCGATTTCATCCTGTTTCTGCTGACCTTCTTCGGTATCAAGATCGAGTAACTCAACATCGGTGTCTTTTTCAGTGCTGAAGATTTCCTGCACCAGACCGCCCTCGACCACGATCACAATTCTCGCCATGCTGCTCACCTCCGTTCGGTTTCGCTTGTGGGGCAGGCGGTGAAGCCCGCCCCTGTGCGGCTAATTCTCATTTGATTTCAAAAAGGATACCCTTGGTTTCCTCGTACTGCTCCTCGCCCCAGCGCAGGGCTTTCTTTGTGACGGTATGCAGCCCCTTCATCGTGCAGCCCTCGGCGGTGTATCCGTAAAGGTCATCCATCAAGCCTGTCGATTTTGTGGTGACTGTGAATTCCTTTACTCCGAGCTTGCGGAGCGTTTCAATGAAATCGTGGTATTCACGCTCCCAGCAGTAGTCACTCATCTCGAATTCATCGTTGTCGTTCTCCCTGTGATTTTTGAAAACCCAGTAGGCTTTCATCTCGCCGCTGCTGTAGGGGTACGGTCCTGCCGCCTTTTCCTCGGCGTACCATGCGTCCATCTCCGTACTGTCGTTGCCGTGGTTCTTGATGATCTCCTGCTTGCGTTCCGCACGCTCTTTCTTGGCTCTCTCGTATGCGGCGCAGCGGAAGGTCATCTCGTCAAAGTAAGTAGTGTTCATGGTGGTTTCCTCCTGTTTTCGGTTTGTTTTCGCCTTTCGGCATGACACATATTCGCTCTTTTTCGGCGAAAAGTCAAGCACATTCGGCTTTTTTATGTGTAGAACATATCAGCGTTTTTCTGGCTTTATCTGGTGTATTTATCTGCTTGGTGCGGGGAAAGGAGGATGGGCTCACCAGCCCATCTCCCTGTAGTAGTCTCCCTCGTCTTCGCAGGCTCTGAGGTAGCCTTCCTCGAATGCGGCATCGTCATCGTAGATTTCCGTTTCGTAGTCGATGTTCAGAAGCTCCTCGAATTCCGTTCCCTGCTTGGCAGCGTCCTTTCTTGCAAGCTCCTCTGCGTTCTCCTCGATCCATGCGGTGAACTCGTCATCGCTGTATCCGTCGTTTTCAACCTCAAGCTCGATCTCGTACTCGGCATCCGCCCAAGTGATGACCGCCTTTGTGATGTATTCCTCTTCGTTCCAGTTGGGCTTTCCTGCCTTTGCTCTTGCCAGTGCCATTCTGTAGCTGATCATGTTCTTTTTCCTCCAAATTTCGTTGTTTTCCGCTTGTGGGCTCTGCCCCTTGCGTTGTGTACATATTACCGTCTTTCAAGCGATAAGTCAACGAATAAAAGCACCAGAGATGTACTTTTTTATTTGTCGGATAGTGTACATATTATGGCTGTATTTCAGCGGCACAGGAGGCTCACATCTGCACCGTGTTCTGCCCGGAAACCGACCGATAAGCAAAGCGGTGCAGAGCCATGAAGCCCCACACCGTTTGCCGTGTGCGTTACTGCATTATCCTGTTGTTCTCTGCGGCTTCCGCTGCGCTCAGGATCGCCGTCTGCATTTCCTCCGGCAGAAAGCCGATGCTCTCGGCTGTACCGCAGATCGGGCAGATCAGCGTTTCATTGTCCTTTCGGGACAATGCCGGCGGTGCGGTATATGTTCTTCCGCATCTCGGACAAGTGCGCTCCTTTTCCATCATTTCACCCCCTTTGCACTGCGCTCATATGCTTCAAATAAGAACTCCGGGTCAAATCCGAAGGTTCTGTATCCTTTTACGCAAGTCCAGAAATACCGTGGATGCGGTTCTCCGAGCCTGCGGTTTTCACGCATGATGTAGACAAAACCGTTCGTCTGGATCGTTCTTCCGCTTTTGGTACGGAACACCGGCAGGCGAATCTCCTGCTTGTAGTAGCAGACCGGGCAGCCTTCGTATCGGTCAAGCGTGCGCTCATGCTCTGCGCTGACCTCCCATACCGCAATCGGAACAACGCCGTCTGCCTTGGGCTCAATGGTAAGGTAGTATCCTGTTTTGCTGCCCTTGAACAGCAGCTCGTAGCCTTCAAGAAGTCCCGTTCCGATGGGCTTTGCGCCGGGGCATCGGTGTTCCATCTGCTTGCGGTTCAGATTGCTGCCGTAGGCTATGTAGTATCTTTTCTTGCTCATGATATCGTCCTCCGTTCAGGTTTTGGGCGGCGTTCCGCCTGCCGTTGTGTAGCATATTACCATACCCTGCGGAGGATAGCAAGCGGCTAAATGTTCAGATCATAACGGGCGATTTTTTGCTGTTTGTTGTGTATAATGTACCTTGCCGTAATTTGCGCCCTGTCGCGCCGTGTGGGGCAAGCACCGAAAGGGGGATAACCGTAGGAGGAAACCCGCCAAAGCCCCACACGGGCGAACGTGGCGCGTTTGTGCGCGTTTTACGCTTCGGTCATGGCTTCATTCCTTGCCTGTTCCAGAATGGCGGTATCCAGCCCGTTCATCTCGTAGCCCAAGCGGATCACATCGTAATAATAAGGGCTGGGCGGTCGGATGCCCTTGTTGTTCATGATGTAGACCATTGCATCAACGGTTTTGCCGTTCAGCTCGACCTGCACCGTTTCTCTGCGGTAAAGGTGCGGGTAGCCCTCGTAGCGGTCAAGCGGACGCTCATCGGAAGGCTTGATGTCCCAGAGCAGAACAGGCACACTGCGGTCGGGGTCAGGCTCGATGGTAGCCACACCGTTGAATACCAAGCGGTAGCCGTGAAGTACACTCGTGCCGAGAACCTCTGCTGCAGGGCAGCGTTTTTTCATTTGCTCGATGTGAAGATTCGAGCCGTAAGCTAAGTAGATCATTTTGAAAACCTCCTTTTTGATTTGAAAGGCAATACCCTTCTACCACCGAAAACCCGCCGAAGCGGGAAGTCGGTAGCGGGAGGCTGTTGCCTTAATGCCCGCTGCGCCAAGCGCTGTTGCCCTCGAAGTTGCGCATGAAGTATTCTCTTGCGGTCTTGAATTCGTCCCCGATGAATCCGAGGCGGAGCATCCAGCAGCGGAATGCGTAGGCTTCGTTTTCGGTCTGCTGTTTCTTGGGGCTTGCGCTCCTCAGCTCCTTTGCCATCTGGCTCATTGCGAGGCAAAGCTGAATCATCGCCTTGAGCTGTCCTGCGTGAAGTCCGCCCTTGCGGTCTTCTGTTTCCTCGTCGAAGTTGAAGCAGCGGAATTCAATGGTGTGGTAGCGGTTGAAATAACTATGAAGATTTAACATTCTGTATCGTGTAGATGAGTAGTGGCTTGTCTGCGTCGGCCCGTTGTACCAGCATCTTGCAAGTGCCTCGGTGGTCTTGGGCTTCTGCTTGTTGATCCGCTCAAGGAAGGCGGGGTCAACCGTCTTGCAGAATCTGCTCTGTCTGTAGCTTTCGATTTCAATTGCCTTGGTGAGCTGGTCTTCGTGGCTTGCCATGATGTTTACTAAGTTGCGGATGGTCTGCGGTGTGTGTCCGTCTCCGCCAATGTGGATGTGAACTCCGCATCCGCGTGAAGGGCAGCTCTTCCCACCGCGCTTGCGGAGGACTCTGATGAGTCCCTGCAAAAGCTCCATGTCCTCGTAGTGCAGGACCGGTGTGACCATCTCGCACTTGCTGCGGTCGGGGCCTGCGATGCTGACGTCCTTCTGGAACTTCCACTCTCTGCCCTGTGCGTCCCATGCGCTCCATGCGGAGTAGCCGTTGCAGTAGGCTGTGTCACCGAAGCGGTTTGTTCCGAAGAACTCTGCGGCTGCCTTGGCGGCTGCTCGGCGGGTGATGCTGTTCATCTCAACCTCGACCCCGAAGGTCTGTGTCTTTGCCTTTGCGATGGTGTTCTCTGTTCTTGCGCTCATTGTAGTTTCCTCCTGAAAATGTTTTTTGTGGTTTTTCTGGGGTTTTCCCCTTTCGGTAGTCACATATTAACTCTTTTCGGAGGATATATCAAGCGGCTAAAAGTACAGAATATCGAGGAAAACACAGCCTTCACATCTGGTGTATTTACACCCTTGATATACTTGCTTTTTTATGGTATACTTGGTTACGATGAAATAGGATCTCTTATTTTTCGGAGCTCCCAGTACCGTTCAAAATGATGTATCGGTCAACCTCTTCGCAGAGCGCCAACGAGCTGCCGTTCTCCCACTTCATATGAATTCCGCCGGCATCGTCCACATAATCGACCACGCCCTCGGTATGCGGCGGGACGGGATGCGGGTCATCGTACATCTCAAGCAGGTGGATTCTTGTCCCTGCGGGATATTTTTCCCGCAGGGCTTTCAACTGTTGCTCATTCGGAAACTGCATCTTCTGATTCCTCCTCCGAATTCTGTGCGGCTTTGGCTGCTTCACGCTTTGCCTTCTGCTTGGCTTCCCAGCGTGTGCGACCCTCGTCATCTCGGAAAGCAGAATTTCCTGAAAGTGCTGTCATGAGCCGATTGCGGTCAGCCTTGCAGTCTTTGCCGTTCAACCCAAGTCGGATCAGCCATACTCTGAGCGAATACTTCTCGTTGCTGTCATCGACATCCTTTGCCTGTACTCGCTTCTGCGTGATCGCCATGCTGTTCATGGCTCCTGCGAGTTTCATGAAGGTCTGCACATAGTCGGCATCCTTTGCTGTTCCGAAGCCGTCAAAGATGAGCTTGTCATCATCGAAGGAAATGCCGGTCAGCGGCGGATTGCTTTCATTCCATTCTCTGATGTAAGTAATCAGTTCATTGACGCTGCGGAAAGTCTTGTCTTCAAGGATGGCATCTGCAAGGCTCTTGTCGGCGAAGAAGTTACCGCCGGTCGCCTTGCTCAGAAGGCTGCCCCTCGAATGGATCATGCAGATGAGGTTTGTGATGCTCTGCACTGTATGTTCCGCAAGCGGAAAGCTGATGCTTGCGTTCAGCGGGAATCCGCTGCCTGTCTCAGCATTTTCGCTATCCTCACCCTCATAGCCTGCGTCTGCAAGTCCGTCCAGAACCTGCTCGACCAGTTCGGTGTCGCTGCGGTCGCCGAAGCTGAGAACTCCGTCCTTGTCCATTCGGAAGAATGCGACTTCGTAGGCGAAGGTTGGTGCGCCGAGGTAGTGAACATCCTCCTTCAGCATCTCAGCGATCTTCTGCATCAGTGTTTTGCGCTCGGACTTTTCAATGTTAAACCTAATCTCCATATGTTTACGCTCCTTTTCATTTATGCCGTTCCGACCGCCCTGTGCGGTAGGCTGCGGCTTTTTGTAGTCACATATTACCGCCTTTTGCACCGGAATGCAAGACTGTAAAACGGAGAATGTACGGGGAAGATATCCGCATATGTTTGTGCATATCACGGATATCTTCCGAAGAACAGCTTACATAGTATCAGTCTGTTCACAATTTGCTGCATGAGGCTCGGAATCCTGAGCCGTCCATGCAATGCTGGAGAGGATAAAGTACGGAATCGGAAGTGAAATGCCGTTTCCCCATAATTTGTATTCGGCACTGTCCGTATACGGATCAGCCAGCCATTTTCGGATCTGCTTCTCGGTTTTCGGTTTGCCTTTTGGATTTGTGAGCTGCCGCCATGTTTCCCAGACCTCCGTCCAGAAAGTAATCTCCTCATCGGAAGGGTCGGGGTCGGCAAGGTCGGCGCACCACCAGTCGGGAAATCCCTGCAAACGGGCGCACTCTACCGGAGTCAGACGGCGAACGATATACACCGGCTCGTCATTCGGCAGGTCATTCACAAGCGGCGGGTCTTTCCAGTCGGAAGCGACCAGTGTGTTTGCCTGTTCATGGGCGGCTACCGTATGATGCGAGTTTTTGCTTGTGCTGTAGTGGTCGGCTTCGGGTGCTGCTACTGCGTGATGGTCGGTCGCATTGAGCGTAAAGCAAACACCCTCGTTGATTCCGTCACCCTGTGGGCCGTTCTTGTCGGCTCTGCCGATCATTGATCCTTGCAGGGAGAATGTTTCGGGCATCATGACAGCCTGCTGATTATCTCCGGCATTTGCACGGAGCGTACCGCTTTTGCCGTCGCTGTAGATGTGACCGCCGACTCTCGATGCAGCCCCCGGTTCAAGAGCAACAACAGCGACACCTCCGTGGTTTGAGTCAGGTGCGTTTTCACTCGTGTCAAGACATCGGGAGATCTCCGTCTGGTAACAGTGACCTCTTGCGTTTTTCGTGCCGTCCGATGTAAAACGCACATCGAATGTCTCCGGTGCAGGAGCGACAACACAGATGCCGCCTTGTGCCGACGTTACTGCGTTTCCGCCGCTTTGGTCGAGCGTTCTGCTTGTAGTCGCTTCATAGAATCCACTGTGTGGATTGTCCGACATCATCGCATTGGAGTGCTTGCTACATACACCGAAGGCTTTGATTTCCGGCTGAAAGAGCGTCTGGTCATTGTTGGTAGCAAGAGTAGCGGATTTATCGGTCTGCCAGATAGCTCCCTTCCCGCCATTTCCACCACCGCAGCGGATTTTCAGCGTGATCGGCTCTGCTACAAGCGGTACATTTCCGCCTCCTGTTCCGGCTCTTCCGGTGAGCGTCTGACACTTCTCATCGTCTCTGACATCAACTCTTCCATCCGCAGGATGATTCTCGACCACAAGGGGCTGATTATTGCCGCCCATGCCGTAGGTAGCGGTCACGGGCTGTGCCACATCCAGAGGACCTTTGAATCGGGTGTCCATGCCATGATTCTCATAAAGCTCCATTGCCGCCGGAACAACACCGGCTCTCAGTGTAGGAGATACTTCCTCCTCGTAGCCGATGCTGCGTGCTTTTGCACTATGCTCTGTGGAAAAGCTTGCCGCCTGCAGAACACCGTTTCTTCCGGTAGACATCCCGCAGTTTACACCGAGCGTTGCTGCGGTATCATCGGTAACCGCTGCGTTGTAGCCGTCAATGCCGACTGCGTGAAGTACCGCCGGATGATTGCCGTGATCCTGTGCCACAAGTGCGAGAGCTTTATCTTCCGTGAGTCCGACACCCGCCGTGCCCTGACAGTTTACGCAGAGGGTTCCACCTCCAGCGTCAGACCGCCTGCCTGCCGTTCCAGTGCTTTCTTCAGCACCTCCGGCAACTCCTTGCCACGCACGGAAGCCCTGCGGAGTATACCCAGACACGCCTTCGGACTTAAATAATACTTCTCCGGCACTTCCGCCAGCAAAATCTGCGACAAGGTAGATTCTTGCTCTTCGCTGGGGGACACCCCAGTATTGAGCGTCGAAAACTCGGTAAGCCACGCTCCATCCGTCTCCCAGAAATACGTCTGATTTTGCCCATCGGTGATTCGCAGGCGCAGGCACCTCGATCCCTTTTTCTTTAACTCCGATAACTGCTTCGAGGACAGCTTTGAAGTCGTTTCCTCCGTTGGAGGAGAAGGCGCCGGGGACATTCTCCCAGACGCAGTATCGCGGATATTCTCCATTTGTTGCATCCCTCATTTCTTTGATGATGCGGATTGCCTGAAAGAACAGGTTGGAACGGTCACCGTCATGGATTCCCGCACGCTTGCCCGCGATAGACAAATCCTGACACGGACTGCCGAATGTGATGATATCCACCGGCGGCAGCTCTGCGCCGTTCAGCTTACTCACATCACCGTAATGCTTCACGCCCGGAAGCCGTCTGTGCGTTACCAGAATCGGGAACGGTTCGATCTCGCTGCTCCACTTCGGCTCGATCCCTGCAAGGATACCGCCGAGAGGAAAGCCGCCCGATCCGTCAAACAGGCTTCCGAGCGTCAACTGTTTGTTTTTCATTTTACCTCCGATCTCAGACGTACTCGATGCGCCTGTCATTTTTCTGAAATACAAGAAAATAACTGTGGTATTTTCGACTGTGCTTCTGATTCCGCTGCCAGCCTGCGACCAGACGGCTTTTCGCAAGCAGGATGAACAGGTCTTTCGGATAGAAACCGATCCGCACCGCTTCGTTCATAATAAACACATGGCTCATATACTGCCTGCCGCTGCTAACCTTGTCCTGACACTTAAATATCAGGATGCCGTTTGGTTTCAGTACACGATAGGCTTCCGTCAGCATATCGCAGTAGCATCGGTGCAGGCTTTTTTCATCGGGATATACACCGAAACGCCTGTTGATGATATTTCCGTCTGCGGCAGTCAGCGATTTACCTTTGGTTGCCAGAAACGGCGGGTCGAGCATCATGCAGGAGATACTGCCGTCCACAAGCGGAAGATGCCGAGCATCCGCTTCGGTTACACCCTCGCATTGAGGATTTATATCAAAGCGGAGCGCAGGAGCATCGACTCCGGTATTCCGATAGAAAGCCCCTGTGCTGAAGGTCGGATCACAGTCGATCTTTCCCTCCGGCACATGGAGTCTCAGAATGTTGCGGATGATCTCTCCCTGATCGCAGCCGATGCTTTTAATTAGTTCAGGCATCGGTTGCATTCCGGCAGAGTGCGATGAAATCCTCTCTGATCTGTTCTTTGTATGCTTCCGCCACCGCAGGAATCTCATACGAATACACAGGTCTGCCGATGAATCCCGACAAATAGCGGTACAGATGACCGAGATCATTACCCTTTAGCATGGAAAAACCTGTGTAGGCTGTCACGATTGCACATTCCCGTTTTGTCATCCCGCACCTCCCAGCATCTGCTCACGGGCTTTGGTGTAAAAATCCCTGCTGACCTCAAATCCGTAGCTGTGTCTGCCGAGTTCCCGTGCCGCACGCAGCGTAGAGCCGGAACCGGCGCACGGGTCAATGACCACATCGCCCTCATCCGTGAAAATCTCAATCAGGCGTTTCAGCACAGAGATTGGTTTCTGCGAAGGATGTATCTTCGGGATATCCTTACCGTCACGCACCCAATCGAAATGGTCGAAGATCATGTGCCGCTTGCCGTCTGCATCGGTGTTGCGGAACTTCGGCAGCTTACCCCGATACAGCACCAGCGCATATTCCGTAGCACCCACGATTCTCATGTTGGCTTTCAGCACCTGCGGACTGTAATTCTTCATAAAGCACAAAAACTGGTAGTGCTTAAAGCCGTATTTCTCCGCCTGTCGGATAACCTCCGGAACCTGCTGGAACGCACAGAAGACGACCATACAAGGTGCGTCTTTTTCGCCTTTGGACGGCTCTTTTTTGAGCAGTCGGTTACAGAAAGCGAAATACTCAGCAATGTTAAAGCTGTAATCCGTATGGAATGCTGCCTTGTGAGCCTTGTTGCTTTCACCGTTCTGATTGTCTCCGTCCACATACCAGTCCGGACGGCTGGCATAGAAATCCGAGCCGATGTTGTAAGGGATGTCTGCTATGACAAGCTGTGCCTTCGGAATGCTGTAGCATTTGTAATTCTGGAAGTTATCGTGTATGAGAACGCACTTCACATCACTCAACTGCATCACCATCCTGCGGCATTTCAGCGACCACCTCTGCAAACGACAGCTTCTGACCGTCACGGAGAACATATGCAACCTCGGCGGTCTGCTTTTCCTGACACCAAGCGAGATACCTTTTCACTATGACATCCACGAATTTCGGATCAAGCTCGATGCCGCGGCAGACACGGTCTGTTTCGTAGCAGGCAATCAGCGTGGAGCCGGAGCCGAGGAACGGATCGAGGACGATGCCGTTTGTCATGGTGCTGTTCTTGATGGGATACGCCATCAGCGGGATCGGTTTTGTGGTCGGATGGTCAGGACTGCTTTTCGGCTTGTCATACTCCCAAACGGTCGTCTGCTTGCGGTCGGCATACCACTGGTGCTTGCCCTTCTGCTTCCAGCCAAACAGACACGGCTCGTGAATCCACTGATAAGGGCTGCGTCCCAGCACGAGAGAATTTTTCTTCCAAATACAACAGCCGGAAAGCTGGAAACCTGCATCCTTAAACGCCTTGCGGAAGTTCAGCCCCTCGGTGTCAGCGTGCCATACATAAATGCTGCCGTCATCGGCAAGACTGTCATACATACACTTATAAGCGGAAAGCAGAAAATTATAGAAATCGCTGTCGCTCATGTTGTCGTTCATGATCTTGCCGGCAGTTTCCTCAACATCGACATTATAAGGGGGATCCGTCAGCACAAGATTTGCTTTCTGTCCGTCCATCAGCTTTGTGTATGTCTCTGCAACTGTACTGTCACCGCAAATGACTCTGTGCCTGCCGAGAATCCAGATATCTCCCGGCTTGGAGAATGTCGGCTTCTGAAGCTCCTCCTCGACATTGAAGTTGTCCTCGGAGACCTTTTTGTCATGCACCGCATTGAAAAGCTGCTCGATCTCCGGCGGTTCAAAGCCTGTCTTGCCGAGGTCGAATTCGCTGTTCTGAATATCCTCCAGCAGTTCAGCGAGAAGGTTCTCGTCCCATGCGCCCGTGATTTTGTTCAGGGCGATGTTCAGAGCTTTCTCTCTGACCTTGTCCACATCGACCACCGCACACGGTACCTCGGTGTAGCTGAGTGCCATTGCTACGGTCAATCTCTGATGACCGCCGATGATGGTCATGTCCGCATTGACAACCAGAGGATCGGCAAAGCCGAATTCCTCGATGCTGTTTTTGATCTTTTCGTATTCCTTGTCGCCGGGCTTCAGCTTCTTGCGCGGGTTGTATTCCGCAGGCTTCAGTTCGGAAACGGGAATCATACGCAGTTCTGCTGTTTTCATGTCATTCCTCCCGTATATACATCTGCCGCAACTCTGCGGCTCGTTTAGTATTCGCATCCTTCAGTGCCGTCACATCACGAAGCGTCTGCTCTGTCACAGGCTTGCCTTTCAGCTTTTCGGCAAGCGTCCGGTATTTGCGGATGCTCCGGCGGAGTGCCGCATCGGTCACTGACACGATATACGCCTTGCCGCAGTAATCGCAGTTGAAGTAGCTGTATTTGATCTCGCCCTCACGCTGCGTTTTGGGCTCCGGCGCAAAGGCACAGCCGTAGGAATCGCAGCGAACATTCTGTTTTGTCATAGCGGCTTGCCTCCCTTCAGCCTGAGTATCCGCTGATTCCGACTGCCTCTGAATGCAAGTGAGATATCCTTTTGCTCCGGCAAAAACGGACCGTCAACAAGTACATCAACATAGCAGAGAATCTCTCTGCCTTCCAGTTGTTCGTAGGTGTATCCGGTATACAGCCAAGTGTCCGAATTCGGAGATTCTCGCTTGATTCGCCGGAGCAGCGGAAGCAGAACTTTTTCGTTTTCTTCCTCGCACGGTTCACCGCCGAGAACAGAAAATCCCTGTATCCACGAGGGACGCAGGGCTTCGATGATCTCATCTTCTGTTTCTTTTGTAAACGGTTGACCGTAGCTGAAATCCCACGCTTCGGGATTATGGCAGCCGCTGCAGTGATTCCGACATCCGGACACAAACAGTGACACACGCACACCGTCACCGTTGGCTATGTCATTTTTATTCAGACCGCAGTAATTCACAGATGCATCACCCTGTCCTTTATTTCAGCTGTGCGCCCCTGATTCCAGAACTGCGTTCCGAGGTATCCGCAGGTGCGGCGGCATACATTCATTGTTCGCTGATCACGGTTGCCGCAGTTCGGACATTCCCATATCAGCTTACCTTCTTCCTCGGTGATCTGTATCTCTCCGTCATAGCCGCATGCCTGACAGTAATCTGATTTGGTATTCAGCTCCGCATACAGGATCGTTTCGTAGATATGCCGCATCAAAGCGAGTACCGCAGGGATATTGTTTTGAAGATTCGGTACTTCTACATAGCTGATCGCACCGCCCGGAGATAGTTCCTGAAACTCTGCCTCAAAAGTCAGCTTGCTGAATGCATCAATCGGTTCGGTCACATGAACATGGTAGCTGTTTGTGATATAGCTCTTATCCGTCACATGAGGAATGATGCCGTGTCTACGCTGGAGGCACTGAGCGAATTTGTAGGTAACACTCTCCATTGGAGTGCCATACAACGAGAAGCTGATATTTGTTTCAGCTCTCCATGCCGCACACTTCTCATTCAGGAATTTCATCACTGCAAGTGCAAACGCTTTTCCGTCCGGCTCTGTATGTGAACAGCCTGTCATACGGTATGTCATTTCTGCGATGCCTGCATAGCCGAGAGAGATGGTGCTGTAGTTGTTATACAGCAGTTCATCAATGACCTCGCCGTCCTTCAGCCTTGCCAATGCACCGTTCTGCCAGAGGATCGGTGCAACATCGGAAGGAGTACCCATGAGCCGCTCATGCCTGCACATCAGTGCCTTGAAGCACAGGTCGCAGCGTTCGTTCAAAAGCTGCCGGAATTTTTTCATATCGCCGTCGGAGGAACATGCCACATCAACAAGGTTTATCGTAACTACACCCTGATTGAAACGCCCGTAATACTTGTGATCGTCCGAAGGCGTGAGAAAACTTCGGCAGCCCATGCAGGCATACACATCACCCTTCAGCTGTTTCATCACCTTGGCGGAGATATAGTCGGGAACCATGCGCTTTGCCGTACACTTGGCGGCAAGCTCAGTCAGGTAGTAATATTTTGTTCCGGGTTGGATATTGTCTTCATCGAGAACATATATCAGCTTCGGGAATGCCGGCGTGATCCAGACGCCCTTTTCGTTTTTCACACCTTCGATACGCTGAAGCAGCGTTTCTTCGATGATGAGTGCAAGGTCATCTCTGGTCTGTCCCTCCGGCACCTCGTCCAGATACATGAACACCGTCACAAACGGAGTCTGCCCATTGGTGGTGAGCAATGTATTTATCTGATACTGTATCGTCTGCACGCCGCGCTTGACTTCACGGCGGACTCGCTTTTCGACGATGGCATCCAGTCCGTTATCGGACAGTTTGCAGATACCGTTCATTTCGTCAATGACCTCTGCCCGAATCTTCTGCCTGCTGACATCCACGAAAGGCGCAAGGTGTGCAAGACTAATCGTCTGACCGCCGTACTGATTCGATGCGACCTGCGCAATGATCTGTGTTGCGATGTTGCAGGCAGTGGAAAAGCTGTGCGGCTTTTCGATCATTGTACCGGATACCACCGTGCCGTTCTGAAGCATATCCGCCAGATTCACCAGACAGCAGTTGTGCATCGGCTCTGCGATATAGTCAAGATCGTGTACATGGATGATACCCTCATCATGAGCGGCGATCACATCTGCCGGGAACAGGAAGCGCCGACAGATGTCTCTGCTGACTTCGCCCGCCATATAGTCCCGTAGCGTGCTGTTGATGATTGGGTTCTTATTGGCGTTCTCCTGTTTTGCCTCCTCGTTGTTGCGTTCGAGCAGGCTCAGGATTTTGCCGTCCGTCGTGTTCATCCTGCGCTGCTGTTCATGCAGCAGTCTGTATTCGCTATAGTGCCGTGCAAGTTTGTACGCTTCGGCCTTGTCCAGTTCATCAAGTACCATGTCCTGGACTTCCTCGACATGGACAGGTCTTGCAAGTGTGTGACATCGTTTTTCTACATTACCGACAATGAAGCCGATAGCAGTATCACTGATCATGTCATCGACCTCTGCATTTGCGGCTGTAATTGCAGCTCGTATCTTTTCACAGTCATAAGGGACTTCTCGGCCGTCCCGTTTGATGAGCTTCATGCTGTATCCATCATCTCCTCCTCGGCTTCATTCAGTAGTTCATCGCAGGTCTTCCTCAGATATTTCCTGCACTGGCTGTTCAGGATATCCAGAACCACCGACTGCTCATCGGCTGTCAGTTCAATGCCGTACATACTCTCATTGTCATCCGCATAGGAATTGACAACGATAAAGGTGATGCTGCTGTCAAGCTGACACTGCTGATTCTCTCCAGACAGACGGCAGATGCCGATGTAGAAGTCGTACCACGCATCGTTGTCCACCTCATCGGTTTTGCCATCCCTCGGATGTGTTGGGAGATATCCCTTTTCCATTCAGATGTGGTCAGCGACCTCTGCAAGAGCGTCCGTTGCTACGAGCATAAATTCTACAGTCGGGATGCGGCAGGGATATGTGTCATACATCTCATCGCTGCCGAACATGACCTCGGCGTTCCCGTCAAGCTGTATTGCTTCACGAATGAAGTTTTCTGTCAGCGTCATGTTTTTCATCCTCCTGCATCGGACACCAGCCGTCATATGGACAGTGACCGCAGTTCTTGTAGTGGCACTTGCCATCATGCTTGATGATCGAACTGATCCAGATTGCGTGGATCATGATAATGACCATCATGTAGGTAAGGCTCAGAATAGCTATGAGCATTTTCATTCCTCCATAGTTTTTTTCAAAAGGCAATATCGTGTGCGGCAACGTCCGGAGCAGAATCGTTTTCTTCTTCCGGTTTTTGGCTGTATCAGCTTTGCGCCGCATACCGGACAGCATCCGTTTTGTTCACACCAGATCGGATAATTCAGCTTTGTGAGTTCGCAGGAACCAGCAAGCCCGTGCGCTTTACAGAAAAGCTGTACCTGATTGATTTTCAAGCCGAGCGATTTTGCAATTGTCCTGTATCCGATGCCCTGCATACGCATTGCCCTGATTTGTTCCTTCTGCGTTTCCGTCATATGCTATCACCTCGGAATCGCCGTTGATTTGCAGTTTTTGGTGTCCACACCGGCTCCGCCAAGACCGCAATTTCAAAATGCGGTAAAATGCTAAAAACGGGCTGTTTTCATCATGTTTTGCGTGAAAAATCGCCGTTTTTCTATATTGTTCTTAACGAAACTCTGTATGTACCGCACCGCCGCAGTTTTGTGCAGCGGTGATAAGGAAAGTACGATAATTCAATGTTTTTGCAGCCTTATCGATGATTATCGTACTCAATGATTTGTAGTTGTTAGGGACCCAGATGACCGGGGGCCTTGCAATTTTGCGAATTTTCGTGAAAAAGGGGCCGACGGTCTTGTGCTGCCCTCATTTTAGAGATTTCGACCCGCCCCCGGAGGGGCACCCCAGCCCCCAGGCCCCGCCCCATAGGTACACCCCTGAGCCACAGTCAATACTTGTACTCAGGGGTGTGATCCTCGTTTCGGGTCTTGATGCTGTGGTGACGATGGCAGAGGCTCTGCCAGTTGCTCTGATCCCAGAAGAGAGCACTGTCTCCTCGGTGCGGCTTGATGTGATCGACATCGGTCGCCTTGACGTAGCGGTCTTGCTTCAGGCACTCCACACACAGCGGATGTGTCTCAAGGTAACGCTTGCGGGCCTTGTTCCATGCAGTGCCGTAGCCTCGGCTGCCTGCTGACCGTGTGTCCTCCGGGTGGAGGGAACGGTGCTTGTCACAGTACTTCGTACCGTAGGGAACGAGTGCCGCACAGCCGGGATGCCGGCATGGTGTGTTCGGTCTGCTTGGCATTGTCTCTGCCTCCTCTCTGTCTTTGTGTTTGGTAAGGGGCGGTCAGTCCCGCTTGGTTGATAGTAGGTTTGTGGTCGGTCTGAACAACGCCCCTCATATACTGTCGTGGGAGAGGCGATTTTACACCCCCACACTGAAAAATTTTTCAAATTTATTGTGGAATGCTCACTTCTCCCACGGAAGCTCCTGTTTTCCGAAGTGCCCGTAAGCGGAAACAGCGTTATAATCCACATCAAGAAGTCCCAGACCTTCAATGATGCCTCTCGGCGTGAGATCATAATTCTCACTAACATACTGGTTGATGAACTCTGTATCCTGATGTTCCGTGCCAAAAGTCTCTACATACACGGATACGGGCTCTGCCACACCGATGGCGTATGCGATCTGCACCTCTGCCATATCCGCATATCCGGCGCTGACGATATCCCTTGCGATTTTTCTCGCCGCATACGCACCACTGCGGTCTACCTTGGACGGATCCTTGCCGGACATCGCACCTCCGCCGATATGCCCGATGCCGCCGTAGGTATCACAGGCGAGCTTGCGTCCGGTCACTCCGCAGTCAGCAAAAGAGCTGCCGAGAACAAATCTGCCTGTGGGATTGACCAGTTTCTCAAAGTCAGTATTCAGACCGTACTCTGTCGCAGTTCTCACCATCAGCTTTTCAATGATGGGTCTGAAGTCCTCTACATCCACATCACGGATATGCTGCACCGAGCAGAGGAAGGTTGTAATCCTGCCGCTGTCATAATCGTAGCTGACCTGTGCCTTTGCATCGGCTTTCAGCATACGGCAGGGATAGACTTTCAGCAGTTCCAAAAATCTGGTAGCCAGCACGAAGGGGATCGGGAGCATCTCCGGCGTTTCGTTGGTCGCATAGCCGTACATCATGCCCTGATCTCCTGCACCGCCGACATTCACACCGAGGGCAATGTCGCTGCTCTGGTGATCGACCAGAATCGCAATGTCCAGATCATCGGCGGAGAAGTCCAGCTTATAGTCAAGTCCGGCATCGCTGTTCTCTGCGCCGCCGTTGTTGATGCGGTCGAACACCTGCTGCACCAGAGCCTTGTAGTCCGGCTCGTGCGTGCTTGTCAGCTCACCGGCAATGACAAGGCAGCGGTTCTTGAAAAGGCACTCGATGGAGACACGGGAATTGCGGTCATGCCGCAGGCAGTCGGTCACGATAGCATCTGCGATTTGGTCACAGATTTTGTCGGGATGTCCTGCGGATACCTGTTCTGAAGTAATGATTCTCATATTCGTGTTCCTCCTGAATGATTATTTATTGGATTTTGATCCCGCCACCCTCTGTCGCTTACACACCCTTTGTCAGTGACAGCATCGGGCAAGGTGCAAATTGTAAAATGGCTCAAAAATGCCTATTCTTCTTATCTTTTCTATTATTTTTATTTATTTGGGGCAAGTAGGGGCAGGTAAAAATAGTAATATATATAAAGAGAAGTAATAATAATAACCACCGAAAAAACTTGCCCCACGCTGCCCCAACTGCGGAAAACAGCGTAGAATCGTAGAAAAGCCTGCGTTCACTCCAAAGCTGCAAACTCCTCCGGTTCGTCAGCTTCGCCGTTTTCATGCTCAAGAAAACGACAGCCCACAAGCATCGTTGTTTTCTGCGCACCCTTAGTATCGTTCGGGCGCTTGCGTACAATGGGGAAGAAACGCTGGATCGCATTATTGAAGTTGGTGCTGTTCTCCTTGCGGTAGCCATACTTATCGCACCATTCACCGTACAGCTTATATGCCGCAGAGGTACGAACTTCAAATGCTTCGCCTTCTTCGAGCCACGCATCCACAAACTGACCGATGCGGTCAGACTCCTCCTGATACTCCTTGGTTGCCTGAGAAACAGCAGCCGGATCCTCCAGACCTTCGGAACGAAACCGCATATATCCCTCATAGCACCAGTTGAAGATGGCGGAGAGGCAGACATCCGTACTGAAAAATGCCTTCAGACCTTTGTCCTGTTCATGCTCCTCAAAGTGGCGCTTGAACGGAATGAGCTTCAGACGGTTGGAATAAAACAGCGTCATATCCGAAACGGATGGTTTGTAGTTGGTGTTGATGAAGATCTTGAAATTCGGCTTGAAATCGAAGCTGTTCTCATGCAGAAAACGAGCATTCAGTGTATCGTTACCCGTCATACGCTTTACCAGTGCTGCATTGAAGGTGATCTTCTTCTCCGGCTCGGAGATATTAACGAAACGCACACCTGCAAGACGTGCGATCTCCTCAGACGGTCCGGACGCATTGGTGTTGCCGAATTTTGTAGACAGCATCTCCGGATTGGAGGTTTTGCCGTAATCACCCATGATCTTCAGAAACGTCTCCATTGTGGTACCCTTGCCGTTACGGGAGGTAGCACCGTAGAGAATGAACAGGCATTCCAGTGAAGTGTCGCCTGTGAGAGCATAGCCGAGTGCCTTCTGCAAGTATAGTGCGAGGTCTTTATCATTGCACATAACCTCAGAAATGAACTGCTCCCATCTCGAACAGGTCGCATCGGGATCGTAAGTGATGCCGGACATCATGGTGAGAAAGTCTGCCGGGTCATGCGGACGAAATTCACCTGTGGTGAGGTTCAGTGTGCCGTTCTGACAGTTGAAAAGGTCGGTATTGCGGTCAAAGATAGCGTGCGGTACGGGATACACAGACTTTGCGTCCTCGATCATGGTTCGGCGGTTCTTCCGCATTTGCAACTTCTGTACTCGCTTGATGTAGCGGTTGCGGGTATCCTCATCCTTGATCTGAAGGGCGAAGGTATACAGCCTGTCTGCCAGACGCTTTGCAAGCTCCGCCACAGCGAGAGCATTTTCGTCCGGCTGCCACACCTTCCCGTCAAAGACATACCAGATACCGCGCTCACGGTCGAAACGAGCGATTGGCTTATAGTAATCCGCAAATGCATAGCCAATACCGATCTCGTCACGCTGATAGCGGGGATTTGTGTGTGGCTGCATCTGTTCCAGCGTCAGAGAAACATGAGTGAGATCAGGCTCAAACATAAGTTGCTCATTTTCTGCGTCGCCTTCGATATCGTCAAAATCATCCTCTGCCGTGGAATCTGCAATAGGTGTGTAGACAGCAGAATTGGTAGCAACAGCGTTTCGGATCGTAATCTGGCCGTAGGTCGCATCGCCGGTCTTGCGATCCCACTTGTCACGCATAAGTCCAGAGGTGCGGAAGATACGGTCGATCTGCTCCTCTACATTTCCGCACCAGAAGCAGAGCATGGACACGAATGCCATATCTGCATCGGACTGCGAATCATAGCCTTCCTCCCAGTTGCCCTCGTAAAGCGCTTTGAACTTGTCGCCGGATTCAGATGCCAGTGCATGAGCGATGACACCGTCATCATCCAGATACGAGGATGCTTCGATGGTTTTCGCAGATACACGGGTGCTGCGCTTCATGAAGGTGTCAAGCAGACTGCGGAGCGCATCATCGTCACGCTCGACTGTGCCGGGGCGGAACATATCACCTGTGACCGTCACAAAGCGGTTCGTTGTCCCCGGCAGATAGACCTCCAGACCGTGCTTGCGGTTGTTGATGTAGTACACGGTCTTATCGTAGGCAAAGTCCGGAGAGAGCTTGAAAAAGCCGCGCAGTCCGGTACCGGAGGGAGAGCGTTCAAAATAAGCAGTTGAGAAGATGCCGAGGATAGAAGCAGCGACATCGTTGAGTGACCCGTCCTCACGGATACAGTGATCGATATCAATAGCACCGATGCCCTCGGAAACTCTGTAGCCGATGCCGTCCCAGCCGCCGATGGCATATGCTTTCATAGCGGTCTTGAAGTCAGTGAAGGTATCCGGCTCGTTTGTTTTTGCCATGTTGCCGGTTCTCGGATTGTACGGCACTTTTGTGGGGCGCCCGGATCTCTTTTCCAGCTTCCAGACACAGAAGGATGCCGACTGCTTCAGTGCGTCCGGGATATTTACGAAATTTACAGGCATTCGGAATGTCTCCTTTCAAGGAAAAGCTGTGCAATGACAGCGGTTTCAATACGGTTCATCGCATCTTCATCCGAGATATGCCCTGCATAGCTGCGGAGCGCATGCTTGCTGACAGTCGTGAGCTGCTCCGCAAGGATCATGGACGGATCCAGATGCTGATGAATGTCGGAAATACTGTCGGGGAACAGATGTGTGTGGCACGGCAGCTCCGGCTTTTTCAGGTGCCGCGTCATGGGAATGATATTGACCGTGTCAGCATGCGCATTGCCCATATCATTTGAGAGAATGATCACAGGACGGATGCCGCCCTGCACGCTGGAATCCGGATGACTGCCGAGATCCGCAAACCAGATGTCGCCGCGCTGCGGTCTGTGTTCAGCTGTGCGATGCTGCACCGGCGCAGTGATATATTTTCTCGGGTCAAATCCGAGTCCTCTGTGGTATTCTGTTTTCAGGCGTTTATTCTTACGCGCCATAGTTTTCACCTCCGTGATCTGCGGCGTAACCGAATTGTCGCCGCTTTGCCGTCTTTCTGTCGTCAAATAGAGATAGATCATACTGAGAGTATGATCATAGCCGTGCCTTGACTGCGGCGATCAGTTTCTCCTGCGTCACATCCTTTGAAGCGAGGGCTTTCAGGACATCATCATCTACAGTGTCTTTTGTTACGATGTGGTGGATGGTCACAGTGTTCTGTTGTCCCTGACGCCAGAGTCGGGCGTTGGTCTGCTGATAAAGCTCCAGACTCCACGTCAGTCCGAACCAGATCAGGATATGACCGCCGGACTGAATATTCAGTCCGTGTCCTGCCGATGCAGGGTGTATGAGAGCGACCGGGATGTTTCCTGCATTCCAGTCTGTGATATCGTCCGAATCCTTAATATCCCTCGGAGCATAACCGCAGGCAGTCAGATGCTCCATGATACGGGTGCGGTCGTGCTTGAACCAGTAACCGATCAGAACAGGCTGTCCGTTTGCCGCTTCGATCAGGTCTTCCAGCATTTCCAGCTTTCTGCTATGAATGTTGCGTGCTTCCTTGTTTTCGTCATAGACAGCACCGTTTGCCATCTGAAGCAGCTTATTACTGAGACTCGCAGCGTTGGCGGCATCAATATCTCCGTCCTCAAGCGGGATGATAAGGTCATGCTTGAGCTGATCGTAGAGTTTTCGCTCCGCCGTATTCATCTCGACCTCATGGTTGACATACACGCACTCCGGCATATCCAAGTAGTCAAGGGCTTTCATAGAAATTGTAATATCCGAAATCTTGTTATAGATTTGCTCCTCTGCGCCGGGACGGGGTGTATATGAGAACACCACACCCGTGCTCGGATTCATGCTGCCGGGCTTGAAGTAGCTTTCACGGAAACGGCCGATAAACCTTCCGAGCCGTTCACCGCCGTCAAGAATGCCGATCTCCGCCCACAGATCCATGAGACCGTTTGAAGTCGGCGTTCCTGTCAGTCCGACCCATCGTTTCACGAACGGACGCACCTTCCGAAGCCATTTGAAACGTTGAGACTGATAGTTCTTGAAGGAACTCAGCTCGTCAATGACGATCATATCAAAATCCCAGCGCAGGCCGCTTTTCTCATAATACTCTACAAGCCATTTCACATTCTCGCGATTGACGATGTAAATGAAAGCATTATGATTGACCGCTGCGGTACGTTCCTTGACACTGCCGACAATGACAGATATTTCAAGATTCTGCAAGTGATCCCACTTTTTTACCTCGGCAGGCCATGTGTCACGCGCGACTCTGAGAGGCGCGATCACAAGCACCTTGTTCACTTTCAGCTCGTCAAACATCAGGGCGTTGAGGGCTGTGAGCGTGATGATCGTCTTGCCGAGGCCCATGTCCAGGAATAATGCTGAAACAGGATGCTCCCGGATATATTCGATACAGTATTTCTGGTAATCGTGCGGTGTGTATTTCATCCGGTATCATCCTCCTCCAATTCATAGAATCCTACCAGATCATCGGGGGCAATCGGTTCCAGTGTTTCGCCGAAATCATCCATCTCAGACGGCAGTGTTGTGGTCTCAAGATCAGGTATCTTCGCACCGATGCCCTCCGGAAACTGTTCGCCGGGTGTCCATGCAAGGATCGCATCAATGCAGGGTTTGATCTGATACAGCTTGTCGATGCAGAGAACGGGAAAGCCCAGCTTCATCAGCTGATACCGTCTTTTTCTCTGCAGCGGGCGCATCATCTTGCCCGGTGCTTTCAGCTCGACAAACACTGTCTTTGCAGGAAAGAACAGAACGAGTCTGTCTGGCAGCCCGTTCGCTGTCTGCGATGTCAGCTTATATGCCACACCGCCGGCGGCCTTGACTGCCTTGACAAACTCGTTCTCAACAACATATTCTCTCAATGTCTGCCGTCCTTCCAGTATTCGCACCAGCCGGACGGGAACGGCGTATGACAGCAGTTTCCATAGAAGCGGCAGTTCTCACAGCACTGGTCGTCTACATACAGTTCTTCGTCACTGTGGTCGTAATCGTCATAGCCGCCGCGGGTGTAATTACAGATCTCCGGCACAGGATATCCGCGGCGTTTCCTGCGTGTTTTATATCCTTTTCTGTCTTTCCAAGTTCTGCTCATGCATTGATCTCCTTCCACTGTGTTTTCGGCATGGTTGCTACCTGCCAGCCGATGCCTTCCAGCGCAGTGGCTCTGTCGTAGGAATCTACATCCTGCGAAGCCCGCGTGATGGCATTGCTCAGGCCGTAGAGGGAGAGGTCGCCGCCCTTGATGAGATAGTTCAGAATGCTGTCCTGTTCCGGCTGATTCAGGTCATATGCCTTGCCGGTCAGCTCGATGACATTCTGAACTCTGCCAGTGATCTTCGCGCCGTGGCTCTGCTCTAATACACCGACGATCTGAGAAAACCTTGCTTCTTCGATCGCAGCAAGCGTTGTGTCACGGAGCTTCAGCATAAATGCATGATCTTCTGCTTCGAGCGTTTCATCTGTATAGATATTGAAGCTGTCTTCCAGCGCCTTCGCAGCTCTGCCCACATGGGTACGGCGTTCGCCCATACTGTTGACCACCATACCATTGGTGCAGGCAAGTGTATAAACAAGCGGCTGCACGGAAACTGCGCCGAGTCCGACTTCGGAATTGGAAATGATAACACCCGCCTGCACTCTGTCACCGACACACGCCATTTCAAGGCGATGATTGACGATCTTCAGATACAGCTTATTCTCCGTAACCTCGCAGCTCATGACCTCCATGCCGTCCTGTCCTGCGAACAGCGGCAGCACCGCCGATGCAATTTCCAGATTGTCGATACGGCGATAGCGGTCGGAAAGGAGCGCACGGGCGACCTGTCCGCTGCCGTAATCCAGTGTTCTGACCATGTAGCTGTTTCCCTTGTCGGAGAACCATGCGTTTACATTATCTGCCAGAAGTTCCGGCTTCTGTTTCTGCATCATGTCATAATATCTCGCGGGAATACCGAGTGCCGATGCCACCTGACGGTGAAAAAGCTGCGTAGTGCCGAAGCTGTGATCGTCTCCGATGCGGAAGGTGCTGCCGTCCTCATCCAGACGGAATGCCTCCGCCGCACCGATATAGTCCTGCTTTGCCGCATTCTGACGCTGAAGCTCTGTCAGCACCTCCGGTAATGCTCGTCCCTGTTTCATAGAAAAATCCTCCTAGTCTTTGAAATAATAATTGCCTGTATATCCGGCAGAGGACAGCGGAAGGCCGTCCGCCCATCCCGGATTCCGGTTCATGATATTGCACACATCATCGACAGTGTATTGTCCTTTCGGCACTTCGAGAATGACCTCATCGTGTACATGTCCGACAATACCAAGCCCTGCAAGCTCCATCCGGCGCATTGCCTCCGCAAGCAGGTCACGGGCGGTCGCCTGTGTGATATTCTCGGTCAGCTTTCCGCTGTAGGTCTCGCCGCGTGTCCATTTGTTGTTTGCGCCGAGTCCTTCAAAGGTCAGAGCCATGCGCCCGAAGCGATTCGGCTGCAGCTTCGGTTTGATGTAGGCAAGCCTGCGACCGGACGGAAGCACGATCCACAGTGTATTTGCAGAGAACTGAAAACCGATTCTGCCGACCGTTCTGTCCGTATGGTCCTTTACTGTTTCAATCGCCGCTTTTTCCACGGCATACCAGAACTTCACGATCTCTGGGTTTGCATCCCGCCAGCTTGAAATAATATCCGGCAGTTCATCCTCTTTCAAGCCCATATCCAGTGCGCCCATAGAGATCAGCGCACCTGCACCGCCGCCATAGCCGCAGGCCAATTCTGCGACCTTGCCTTTCTGCCGCAGTTCGCCGTTGATGCCGTGCTTTACGACCGGCACTCCAAACATCTGCGAGGCCGATGCACAGTAGATATCCTCACCGCGCTGAAAGGCATCCAGCCGCCATTGCTCTCCGGCGAGCCATGCAAGGACACGAGCCTCAATAGCGGAGAAGTCAGCCACGATAAACTCACAGCCATCTTTCGGAATGAGCATCGTGCGTATAAGCTGTGACAGGATATCCGGCGTATTGCCGTACAGTGCTTCGATCATATCAAAGCAGCCCATTTTGACCAGTTCTCTTGCTTCATCGAGGGTAGAGATATGATTCTGCGGCAGATTCTGCAATTGAATCCCGCGTCCTGCCCATCGCTGTGTGCGGTTCGCGCCGGAGAACTGGAACAGCCCGTGCGCTCTGCCGTCCTGACAGATGTATCTCTCCGCCGCCTGATACTTTTTCACAGAGGACTTTGCCATCTGCAAACGCAGCTTCATCATATCCAGAGCCTCACCGTCTGCACTGTGCTTGTCGAGGTCTGTAATCAGAGAAGCGACATTCTTTTTGCCGAGGGAATCGACCTCGATGCCGCGCTCTTCCAGCCAGCCTTTCAGCTGCGAGACAGAATTCGGATTTTCAAGTCCTGTCAGTGCGTAGGCGCGTTTTGTCATTTCCTCGGACATTGCCATATTGCAGATAATAGCCTGCTGTACCAGTTCTTTGTCGATCAGGATGCCGCGGTCATTGATCCGCTGATCCATATGGTAGTAGTCCCATTCCTGCGGGAGCAGGGGGAACTTTTCGAGTCTCCGGCGGATATCCCGTTCGGTCTCCACGTCCTGTATGCAGTAACTTTTGAACAGCTTCCAGTCTTCGGGGGCGTGCTCCGGCAGATTCCTTGTTCTGCCGCCGTTTGCTTTGGTGGGCTTACAGGGCAGAGAGAA